GGGGCGATGAGCGTGACCGGCAACATAGCGGGTGCCAAGCAACTTAAACTCAGTTGCATCATCTGTGATCTCACACTTGTCGAGGTTGAGGCGCATCGTTACAGCCCTACAATCAAGTGCAGCTTGTACCAGATCAATCTGAGTTGTAGCCATGAAAGCGGAATCATCTCCCAGAACTTTCAATTTTCGTATCTCCATTTCTTGACAGTCGGTAAGATACTCGATCAGTATGTAGTTGACCACACTGTCGATGAGCTGGGTGAACCAGCTACCGGATGGGACACCACGATGCTTTCTGAACATACGTCCATCAGGCATCAGGATTGGGGTGTTAATGAAGTACCACTTCATCCCGTCCCACACGTTCTTCCACTTCTGCCTTGACCTCTTTGAAGTAGGTTTTCCACGCCAGTTTAACCAATCAACATTGTCGTGCAAAATGTCAAAGGCAGCATGAATAAGCCAAGGCGGCACTCCGGTATCAAAACCAGAAAAATCGAGGCCGTGGATAACCTCGGTACTCCTCCCGTTTGCACACCATTCCGAGAACAAACGCTGAGAAGATTTTCCCAACAAGAGTGGTCCATCAGGAAGACTCTGGTACTGTCGGTACATGACAGGAGCCCAAAGCCCTTCAACCACCAAAACCTCCGCTGGGTATACCCAGACAAGACGCGTCTTCGGGTCATCCTTCGATGACAAGTGACCACGTGTACCAGCCAAACACGGCGGGAAACGCACCTTGACGGGATTGAACGACTCCTTCCCTCCTTCTTTCATACGGTGACCTAACCATCTGCTTTCGGTGTAAATTTGCCCCATCACCTCAGACTTTTTCTTTCCAGGAAACGATACCCCGGCTGAAGTTGATTGATTTACATATTGGCCCACCTCGTGCCAATCCAAAGGCTCATGCTTGATAGGTAGCTTGAACGCTGTACGTGCTTTGGCTATAGCACGCTTCATGGAACCACGTTGTCTAGTAGAAAGACGGGTACCACGTACGACGGGCCCATCAAACTTGAGGAGTGACTTGTAAGCGCCTTCAAGTCCCTCCCCAGTTCGAGTGAAGCCGTAAATGGCGTCGTAGCGGTCGGGGTCGAACAGTTTTAGGGTCTGTCTGACCCAGGGATCTGTATTTCCCGATGCCCTGTGAGAAGAATATCCGCCGTAGCGAGCTATCTCCTCAAGG